GTAGATTATTTTAAAGAAGTTTTAGGAATTGGCACAGTTAATTTTAAATTAAAAAAGACTCCATTAACAGCTAAGAAAAAATGGAAAGATCAATGGCGTTGGGCATGTTGTCATCGAGATGCATTAAAGGTTTGTGAATTATTTAAACCATACACTAAAGTTAAGACAGATAAAATTAATAAAATTATAAATCACTATAAGGTGGATTAATTGAGTGACGCATTTACATTAGCACTTAAATTTAGAATACTTGTTGAACAACTAGGTGGCGAGGTGACTGAGAAATCTATGTATCTTGATGGCAAGGGTAGTCAATTTACATTTAAGATAAAAGATAAATCTTTTACAGTTGACTTGTACGATGAAAGTATAGTGGAGGATTTTAATAAATGACATTTGTTTGGCGACACCCAAAATTTTATAAAAAATCAAAAGACAACTTGACAAATGAATTAAACTATGATAAGGGGAATCATGATGAAAAAATACAAAGTAAGACTAGCAGGACTAGGAATAGAAGCAGTAGCAATAATACCATTCGAGGAAGAACCAACAGCAGAAAAGCTAGAAAATAATATAGCTTATTATTTAAATCACAATCTCATGAAGATAGAAGCTAATGACTTCTATGCAGTTGATAGATACTTTATAACATACGAGGAAGTAGCATTTGAATTATAATCAACAGTTAGAAGTAATTAAAAATCTAAACTTAAAACAAGATCACAAAGAAAGAACAGATTGTCCATTCTGTCATAACAGTAACACAATGCTGATTGATACTACAGGTAATAGTATTGGTTGGTATTGTTTTCATGCTTCGTGTAAAGCAAAAGGAAAACACGAGGGGCAAAAGACTATGGACTATGTAACTAAAACATTCTCAAACAAAAAAGATGACACAGAGTTATCTTCATTCAAAGTTCCAGAAAGTTTTAAGTCTCCGTTCTCTCATGAAAAGGCTATGAGATATTTACAAAATAATAATTGTTGGGATTCTTTTATGATGAACAGAGCAGATATTAAATATGATGTAGCACAAGACAGAGTTGTTTTTGTAGTTAAAAATAAATATACAAATGAATGTGCAGGTGCAGTAGGCAGAGCACTTAACAAAGATACTTATCCTAAATGGTTTATGTATGGCAGTAAGCATGTGCCATTTATTTGTGGCGAATGTGATGACGCAGTGATTGTCGAGGATTGTGCTTCTGCTTGTGCAGTATCAGGTGTATTGACTGGTATTGCTTTGATGGGTACATCATTAGTAGATACACATCTTGCTCACATCATGCAGTATAAAACTATTTATGTTGCATTAGACAGAGATGCAACAACTAAATCTTTTGCTATTGCAAAAGAGTTAAGGTCAAAAGGTTTTACAAATGTAAAAGTAAAAGCATTAGAAGATGATTTAAAATATTTTAAAACAGATGAGATAAGGAGTATATTTTATGACTGAAGAAATGATGAAGGAAATACTTGATGACTGGAATAGTTGGAAGTATGATATAATGGATATGAATAAATCTGAGTGGAACCAAAGAGATCAGAGTAAACTAGATACAATAACTACAATATTAGAGAACGAATTAAAAATACAAAAAGCACTAAACAGAAGATAATGAAAGGGGACACGATGGAAAAGCAGATACTTAAAAAGATGTTGAACAAATCTTTTTATGACCAATACAAGGGCTCAGTATCTAGCAGTGTATTCGAGGGAGACTTGGGATCATTGTTTGATACAATCAAGAAAGCACACTCAGATTACGAGGAATCAATTAAGGTAGATGAGTTGTATGGATTGCATACTACCATGTATAATCCTGCATTAACTAGGGCAGCGAAGATAAAGTTTAGTGAGTTAATCGAAGACTTAAAAGAAGTAGAGGAACCATCAAACGATATAGCAAAAGATATTATGAAAGTTCTAGTAGAAAGGGAAACTGCACAGAAGATAGCAGTTGAAGCTACTGAAATATTTAATGGCAAGCCTGCTAACTTTAATGAGATTATTTCTATTATTGAAAAGCACAAGAGCAATACACCTGATGAGAAAGTAGAATCAGTATCTAATAATATTGGAGAAGTTATGAATCAATTAGTTGATACAACTAAATGGAAGTTTAGTATCTCTACTCTGCGAGAAGAAGTAGGTGGTATTGGTGATGGTAATTTAATGATAGTATTTGCTAGACCAGAGACAGGTAAGACTGCTTTCTGGGTTAGTTTAGTTTCAGCACCAGATGGTTTTGCTGAACAGGGTGCAAACGTTCATGCGTTTATAAACGAAGAGCCTGCAGTTAGAACTCAAATGCGAGCAATATCCTGTTATACAGGAATGACAAGAGAAGAGATTGTCGAAAATATAGAAGTTGCAAATGGCAAATGGGATCTAGTAAAAGATAATATCAAACTATTTGATACTGTTGATTGGACAATGGACGATATAGATTCACACTGTGAAAAGCATAAACCAGATATAATTGTTATTGATCAACTTGACAAAGTAAATATATCTGGTACATATGCAAGGTCAGATGAAAAACTTAGAGCAATATACACAAGTGCTAGAGAAATTGCTAAACGTAGAAACTGTGCTATCATTGCAATATCACAGGCATCTAATGACGCACATAATAAAAGGCATATGGATTTTAATATGATGGAAAACTCCAGAACAGGTAAAGCAGCTGAAGCTGATTTGATAATCGGAGTAGGTAAGAGAGCTGAAATGGATGGAGAAGAAAACATAGATAGATCTTTATGTATTACTAAAAATAAAATAAATGGGTATCATGGTATTATTGATGCTAAAATTTATAGAGAGATAAGTAGGTACGATGTATGATTACAGTAATTGATGTAGAAACAACATATCAAAAAAATAAACACAATGGATTTGATCCATCACCATTTCATCCAGATAATAAATTGGTAAGTGTAGGACTAGAATCTGGTTTTGGTAATGAATATTATTTTACCTATCACTCTGAGAAAGTTAGTGAGGGTTGCTTTGAAACTATACAAGAACGATTAGATCAAACTACATTATTAGTAGGTCACAATCTTAAGTTTGATTTGATGTGGATGTTGGAAGCAGGATTTAAATATTCTGGTAAAGTATATGATACTATGTTAGGTGAGTACATACTTAACAAAGGTATTAGAAAATCTTTAACACTGCAGATGTGTTGCCAACGTAGAAAGATTGGTATGAAAGATGATCGTATCAAATACTACATGGACGAAGGTATAACATTTGATAAGATACCTGCTGATCTAGTAGAAGAGTATGGTAGAAATGATGTTGTCATTACTAAAAGATTATTTGATTCACAGATGCAAGATTTTAAACTACCTGCTAATAAAGATTTAATTAAGACTGCTAAGATGATGGGTGAGTTTTTAGTTGTGCTATCTGATATGGAACGTAATGGTATCTATGTAGATCTTAATGTATTAGAAAAAGTAAATGCAGAGTATACTGCAGAGAAAGCATATCTAACACAGAAGATAAGCAAGATAGTATATAATAAAATGGGTGATACAGAAATAAATTTATCTAGTCCAGAACAATTGTCATGGTTAATATATTCTAAAAAACCTTTAGACAAAGCTAATTGGGCAAAGATATTTAATATTGGTGTTGATAAAGCTACAGGTAAAAGCAAACGTAGACCACAACTATCTATAAATCAATTTAGATCACTTGTTAAAAATAACAGTGAGCCTGTATACAAAACAAGTGCAAGTAAATGTTTGCATTGTGATGGCAAAGGTGTAATTAAAAGAATTAAAAAAGATGGTAGTCCATATAAAAATTATACTAAATGCTCAGAGTGTAATGGCGATGGATTTATATATCACAAGATGGCTAAACTTGCAGGATTTAATCAGGTTCCTAAAAGTGTATATGACGTATCAGAGTCAGGATTTAGAACTGACAAGATAACTTTATCTAAACTTGCATCAGAATCTGAGGGAGAACTTAGAGAGTTCTTAGATGCTATTGTAAGATACAATGCCATAGATACTTATTTATCAACTTTTATTGCAGGTATAAAAGATCACACAGATAGTCATGGTATGCTACATCCTAAATTTATGCAGGCAGTTACAGCTACAGGTAGACTATCAAGTCGTGATCCTAATTTTCAAAACCAACCTAGAGGTAAAACATTTCCTATTAGACAAGTTGTTAAGTCTAGATTTACTAATGGTAAAATACTAGAGATAGACTTTTCTCAGCTTGAATTTAGAACTGCAGTATTCATGGCACAAGATGCACAAGGTATGGAAGATATAAAAAATAATATTGATGTGCATCAATACACTGCAGATATTATTGGAGTATCAAGACAAGATGCTAAGGCACATACATTTAAACCTTTGTATGGTGGTGTAACAGGAACTGAAGATGAGAAAAAATATTATCGTAAGTTTCTAGAAAAGTATAAAGGTATAAAAGCATGGCATGATAAATTACAAACTCATGCTATAAAATTTAAATCTATAAAGATACCAACTGGTAGGCAGTATGCATTTCCATACGCACAGAGAATGCCTTGGGGTGGATCTAGTTATGGTACACAAATAAAAAATTATCCTGTGCAAGGTTTTGCAACAGCAGATATTGTTCCGTTAGCATGTATAAATATATACAATCTAATGAAAGAACAGAAAGTAAAAAGTTTACTCGTAAACACAGTTCACGATTCTATCGTAGCTGATGTTTATCCTGGCGAAGAAAGTGTGATGGGTAAAATATTCAAGCAGGGCACAGGCAGTGTTATTGATTCATTGAAAAAATATTATGATATAGATTTCAATGTTCCACTTGACACAGAGACAAAAATAGGATATAACTGGTTAGATATGAAGGAGGTAATAACTATATGATACTAAGTGATTCTGAAAAGAAAATAAAACAATATATGGTCATGGGTAAATTCAAACACTCTGATACATTTATTCTTGAAAAACAGTTTATTAATAAACGTAGTGCAGATGCATACGCAGAGTTAATGAATGATAATAAAGAGCACGAGGGATACGAGTACTTTTTATTTGAACAATCAAAAGCCTATAACGTGGAGGATTAATATGATTGAGGCTCTAGAAACTTTAGATGAGTATGAAGATGTGGACATTACTGTCTACGATGAATACCAAGCATTCGTAAGAAGTTACGAAGGTACATACTCTATACTTCGTCTAAACAAAGACCATGAAGACTATTCAGCATGGAAGCAATATGCTGAGTATGATGGTTTTAAAGTAATACAAACAGATGGGGAGACAGAGTTATGTTAGATATATTTTTATCTGCTTGCTTAGTAGTAGTTATCTTTTTGTGGATATGCGACCTAGTGTATCCACCGTATAAGAAAAAAAGTAAAAAATAATACTTGACATATTATACAAAATATGATATACAATAATTTTTATAAGGAGGTGTTCAATGTCAGATAATGAACTCATAAATATAAACCAAATGACTGATGAGCAGATAATGAAAGCTATCGGTCAAGATGATGGTACATCTAGTAGTGATGGCATTCCTAGATTATCTATCAATAGAAGCCCAGAAGATGACGATGGTAATCAAATACCAGTAGGTTATTTTTCTGTGTTCGATACAACCATAGGTAAAGTTGCGTATGGTAAACCAGTTAACTTCAGACCATTTATCAGTGGTATGCAATATATGCACTACGATACTGATAAGGGTGAGTATGTTAATAGATCAGTTATATTTTCATCACACAAAGATGAAGCAATTGATATGTTAGGTGGAGTTAATTGTGGTAAAGTTCCATACAAAGACAGAGACTCGCTATCGCCTGATCAACAAATGATACAGAGAACTATCAGATGTTATAGATTAGTATATGGTGTAGTTAGTTTTGATGGAGTGTTAGCTAATGGTGAAAAGCATAAGGTAGAAAATCTACCTACGCTGTACAGAGTATCAGGTACAGCATTCTTACCTGTAAGTAATGCTATCAAAAGACTTAAAGATAGTGGTAAGGTTATGCTAAAACAAGTGCTATCTATTGATACTGAAAGACAGAAAAAAGGTGGTAATACTTTTTATGTTCCTGTAATTGATCCTAAGTCTAGTTCTGAATTACAGTTTACACAAGAAGATAACGACACTTTAACTGTGTTTCAACAAGCTGTTAAAAAAGAAAACGATGAAGTTATCGCAGCTTACAAAAATGCTAGAGCAAAGAAACCAACTGATCAAGATGGTGAGGACGCTAAGATTGTGGAAGAGATGGACGATAAACTTCCAGAGGAAGTATTGGCATCTTAATGAATACGATACTAGATAAAGTAAAGATATATCTTGATAAAGTATCTAGCAATCCTGTTGCTATCTCTGAGGATTTAGTCGAGGAGTTTGGTGAGGCATGTAAACATGCTTTGCGTAGACAGTTCTCAGAGAAGCGTAAGGACAAGTTTGAACCTAGAATGTCAAATATAGGTAGACCACTATGTCAATTACAGATGGAAGCAAAAGGTATTAAAGGTGATGGCCAACCTTATAATAACAAGATGCGTAATACATTTGGTGATTTAGTAGAAGCACTAGCTATATTTGTTTTAAAATCTGCAGGAGTTAAAATTGATAGTGAGCAAAAAGAAGTTAAGTATAAGTTTGAAGAAGACTCTATGTCTGGAAGATTGGATGTTGAAATTGATAACAAAGTTTGGGACATTAAGAGTGCGTCACCATATTCCTTTGAACATAAGTTTGGAGAAAAGGGGGGCTTCAATGAAGTAGTTAATAACGATTCCTTTGGTTATGCATCACAAGGTTTTCTCTACTCTGAAAGTCAGAGAAAGCCTTTTGGTGGTTGGATAGCTATCAATAAATCTACAGGTGAGTGGACAGTATGTGAAGCACCAGAGGTTCAAGAAGAACACAAGAATAAGTTTATTAAAGTAGCAACAGATAATTACAAAGCATTAAAAAATAAAACCGATTTCCAGAGATGTTTCGAAGACGTAGAAGAAACTTTCAGAGGCAAACCAACAGGCAACAGAACGCTAGGCACCGTATGTTCATTCTGTCCATACAAGGTGCCATGTTGGGGAGATGGATTGCAACACTTACCACAACAGCAATCCAAAGGTAAGAATCCTAAATGGGTTTGGTACACTGCTGTCACAAATCCAAAACAGGAGGACACAGAGAGTAGTGGGGAATAGTTTGAGGGGTCTATTTTCTACTCACTCTCAGTGTTATGCATGGAATTATATTTTGTAATATTTAAAAATAAAAAGGAAGATAAGTATAAAATGTTTAGTAACCATTTGTTTGATGATATAAAAAAGGCTGAGTACTTTGGTAAGTCTAGTATGAAGAGAGGATTTGAACATAAGGTAGTAGAATATAATCATGATAACTTATCTAAATATTGGTATGACTAAAAAGAAAGAAACCTTTAAAAACTGTATAAAAGTTTTAATTTCTCCATGGGAGAAAGGTTTTACGTGTGGCATTACTATGGATAGTAAATCTAAAATGTCAACTGAACAATACGAATTATGCTCTACAATAGCTAGAGGCATGATAAAAATGGCAACATCTGATCCACAAACTACATTTGTTTATGGCCTAAAAGGTTTTGCTGATGATAAGAGAAACCCTCAAAAACCTAACCTTAGTATGAACTCTGTAGCAGAATTTGATGAAGAAGATAATGTTATTGATTTTATAGAATGGTTAAAAACCAAACGTGAAAAGGAGCTGAACTAATGGCAACGCACTTAGTTATGGGTGACCCTCATTGCACACCCAAAGCAAGCAATGATAGATTTCTGTGGGCAGGTAGACTAGCCGCAGATATAAAAGCTACACATGTTATATGCATGGGTGACTTTTGTAGTATGGATTCTTTGTCTACATATGATAGAGGCAAGAAGTCTTTTGAAGGCAGAAGATATCAAAAAGATATGGAGCATTCTCATGAGGCATTGCATTTGTTCAACAAAGGTTTAGGAAAGCATAAACCTAAAAAGATAATGCTACATGGTAATCATGAAGATAGAATAGATAGATTCGTAGAAGAGAATCCTGAGTTAGATGGTACTATGAAAATATCTGATCTACAATTTAAGAAGTATGGTTGGCAAGAGATACCTTACAAACAATATAAAGTTGTAGATGGTATTTATTATTGCCATCACTTCCCATCTGGTATTATGGGATCAGCTATATCTGGAGAAAATATTGGTAGAACTCTCTTGACAAAACACAAAGTTTCTGCTACAGTAGGACATAGTCATTTACTTGATTATGCTATATCTACTTTACCTAGTGGTAAAAAGATTCATGGGCTATCAGCAGGATGCTATCTAAACCATGATGAGCAGTTTGCTAAAGATACTCAGCACATGTGGTGGAGTGGATTAGTAGTTAAAAGAGAAGTAAAAGACGGTAACTATAATATAGAAACTATTGATATTAAAACTATTAGGAAAGAATATGGCAGACGTTAAAAAAGAAATAATGTATAATGGTAATAAATATATTCTTGAGTCTACAGATAATTCTGTTATTGAAACAGATGATCCTGTAAATCAACCATCTCATTACAAACAAGGTAACAGAGAAACTATTGAAGTCATAAAAGATTATATGACAGATGATGAGTTTGTAGGATATCTAAAAGGTAATGTAATTAAATATGTTGGCAGATTTAAATTCAAAGGCAACCCTTTGCAAGATTTAAAAAAAGCAAGTTGGTATTTAAATAAACTAATAAAGGAGACTGAGTCATGGGACAAGTAAAACAAGCAGTAATAGAAGTAATAGATTTAGTTTGTGGATGTTTGCAAAGAAACAAAACATTATCTCAAACTATTAATGAGTTAAGAGAACTTCATGATTTAAAGAATGGTAGTAATCCATATCTATTAGATGAAGACTATATTGAAAAAACATACTATGATTACAGAGGATACTAATGGATACAAAGTTATTGATGCTAGATGCATTAAGAAAAAAATACGAGGCACAGATAGCAGATGCGTATGCTAGTGCACTTGTTTATCTTAATTCATCTGTTGGTATTGGTGAGCATCCACAGTTCATTGATGAGTTGGATAAGTTAGTTAATAAAATTTCATCAGCAGATGAGAACATACAAACCCTCAATAAATATTTTACTGATAAATAGAGGAGAAGTATGAGTAAAGAAAAACTTAAGAAAGAAGCTAGTCCCAAAACATATCTTATAACATCTGAACAGTTAATGGATATAATGAGATATTTGATGACTAGACCATATGGAGAAGTAGTAAACATAATGAATAGTTTATCTAAACTTAGTCCATTAGATTCAAGAATTAGTGCGGAGTTTGTAAAACAAGGAGAGAGCAATGACGGAAAAGAAAGAAGATGAGATACTAAAACATACAGGAATACTGTTTGAACTCAAGATAGGTTTGAATAAAAATAATATGGTAGTGATTGATTATGGTGGTAAGCCTGTAGGTAAGATAAGAGATGCGTTAAAAGGTTATCCTTATCATGGTAATTTATGTGCATCAATAATTAATCATGCTAACTCTGTTTGTAAAAAACTACAAGAAGATGTTAAACAGATTATACAAAAAATTTAGATATTACTTCTGGCATAACTGTATCATGGATAAGTTAGAAGGTTATGCTAGTAAATTAAGTAACTGGTTTTGGACTAAGCGATGGGGTGATCCGTCACTTTATCGTAAGGCCCAAAAAAAAAGGAACCCAAGATAACTTAGGTTCCTAATTAGTCGTGTTGCCTTGCTGTGGGGGAGTCTTTATGGCTCCCCTTTTTTATTAACAGTTCCAGGCTCTCAATGCTTTATTAATTCTAGAGTTAGGATCATTGGCAGTTTTCTTAGAAGTAAGTTTCTTCTTCATACCTTTCATACGGGCACAGAATGAGGCACGTCTTTTGTTGCCTACCTTTTTACTTGGGGCCTTAAGGTTTCCCCCAGTCTCACGATTGTAAGATGCACGTCCTTTGGCATTCAAGCCTCCAGATGGATTCTTACCTTCCTTTCTTTGCCATGCAGGTGATTTAGCCATTATGCGAAACTCCTATATTGTTTTACTTTCTTTGCAATATTCTTTGGTTGTTTAACAAATTGTTTACCTTTAGCTTTACCTTTTCTTTTAGCAGCAGTTGTAGCTGCATACTCAGAAGAAGATAATGCTTTTATAGCTTTCTCTGGTAAATATCTTTCACCTGTTTTAGAGGATGGTTTACCTGACTTGGTTCTCCATTTTTGCTTACCCCAAGCCTTAAGAGATCTTTGACTTTTTGCTAATGCCATTTTTATTTTTCTTTTTTATTTTTGCTAATATTTTAAAGTCTTCTTTATCTAACTTTTTATTCTTATTAAAGTCTATTTTATACTGTTTACCTTTAAGTTTAACCATTATGTTTTTCTCCCTTTTCTTATAGCTTCTTTACCCTTTTTAAATATAGATGCTACTTGTGTTTTACCCATAACCTTAGCTCTTTGTTCTCCTACAGTT